TATGATTATTCTCGTGACACTTTATATGAGTTGATCGAAAAGGGAAAAGACGCACTAGAAAATATGATAGAGGTTGCTCGTGAATCCGAGCATCCTCGTGCATATGAGGTATTATCTGGTTTAATTAAAAATGTTGCAGATGTCAACGATAAACTACAAGATTTAAATAAGAAACAAAAACAATTGAACGATGAAGAGAAACCACAGGTAGAGAATCAACAGAATAACTACTACTTAGGTTCTACCTCAGATATTCAAAAGATGCTAAGAGAAGATAATGTGATTGATGTTGAAGCAGAAAGAGTCATATCTAGGGAACCCTAACGTTAAGAGAGACGGTGTCCTTCAACAGTGGACTCCAGACTTATTACAAGAATATAAGAAGTGTATGAATGATCCCATATACTTTGTAGAAACTTATGTAAAGGTTATCTCTCTAGACGATGGGATGGTTCCCTTTATCTTATATCCATATCAAAGGAGAATGTTTGAACAATTCCAAGAAAACAGATTCAGCATCGTCCTCGCATGTAGACAATCTGGTAAAAGCATTAGTGCATGTGCCTACCTCCTTTGGTACGTTCTTTTCAACCCAGAAAAAACAGTCGCAATCCTCGCAAACAAAGGTGCGACTGCACGTGAAATGCTTAACCGCATTACACTCATGTTGGAGAACATTCCGTTCTTTCTTCAGCCTGGATCGAAAGCACTCAATAAAGGTAGTCTCGAATTTTCTAACAACTCGCGTATTCTTGCCGCTGCTACTAGTGGGAGTTCCATTCGTGGTATGTCTGTCAACCTTCTATATCTTGATGAGTTTGCTTTCGTAGAACGTGCCGCAGAATTCTATACTTCTACATATCCAGTTATCTCTGCAGGTAAAGATACCAAAGTTATTGTGACATCTACTGCAAATGGTATCGGTAATCAGTTCCACAAGATCTGGGAAGGATCTGTCCAAGAGATAAATGAGTTCAAAAGTTTTCGTGTGGATTGGTGGGATGTACCAGGCCGAGACGAGAAGTGGAAAGAACAAACTATATCTAATACAAGTCAATTACAGTTTGATCAGGAGTTTGGTAACACATTCTTTGGAACTGGAGATACATTAGTAAACGCAGATACATTACTTAACCTACGTGCGAAACCTCCGAAAAGATATATGGAAGGTGGTCTACTAAAGATATATGAAGAACCACAAAAGGGACATGACTATGTCATGACCGTGGATGTTTCAAAGGGAAGAGGGCAGGACTACTCTACATTTACTCTGATCGATATTAGCGTTCGCCCGTTTGCACAGGTTGCTGTATATCGCAACAACACTATCTCGCCATTGCTCTTCCCGAATATTATTTATAAATATGCGAAACCCTACAATGATGCATATGTTGTTGTGGAGTCAAATGACCAAGGAACGGTGGTGTGCAATGGATTATATCATGATTTAGAATATGAGAATATGCACGTAGAATCCTCAGTAAAAGCAAATGCAATAGGAATAGAGATCAATCGTAAGACTAAACGTCTAGGTTGTTCTGCAATAAAAGATATTTTAGAAACAAACCGCTTGACAATTAACGATGATAATACTATATTAGAGATCTCAACCTTTGAGGCAAAAGGACAATCATACGAGGCCTCAGATGGAAACCATGACGATTTGATGATGAATCTAGTTTTGTTTGGGTATTTTGTATCTACACAGTACTTTTCTGATATGACAAACATTAATCTAAAACAAATGATGTTTGAACAAAAGATGAAAGAGATAGAGAATGACGTGGTTCCTTTTGGGTTTATTGATGATGGATCTGCGGCGATACAACAAATAGAGAACCAAGAAGACCCTTGGAGGGTAAAAGTAGATGAAACTGAACGATTTGTGTGGGATGCCGATGACATACCACTGTAAAGTAATTAAATTATAAATAATGGTATGTTGACTAATCGTATCATGGTTCATATAATTTTTAACAGAGGAAGATAAAATGGCACTTTCAACACCGTCTGCTTCTCCAGCTGTTGTCGTCAAAGAAATAGATCTGACTGGTGGCGTTCCAAACGTACAGTCAACTACAGGCGCAGTTGTTGGGAACTTTCGCTGGGGGCCTGCAGAGCAAAGAGTATTGATAGACAATGAGACATCTCTTGTCAACACTTTTGCATCTCCAGACTCAGCAAATACCATAGACTTCCATAGCGCATCTTACTTTTTACGTTACTCAGGTTCTTTACAAGTTGTACGTGAGGTAACATCATCTGCACAAAATGCTCGTTCTACTACAGGACAGTTGGGTACAGATAATGATGGTTCCTTACCTATGGAATTAGTAAAGAATGATGATGATTTTGCGGCACAACAGAGCGCTCTGGATTCAGATTCACACACTTTGATTGCACGTTACCCAGGCGAACTAGGTAACTCAATTCAAGTATCAATATGTCCACCTAATAGCACTGCATTCAATGCATGGTCATACAAAGATGACTTTGATGCCGCGCCTGGCACATCAGATTATGCATCTAATAAGAATGCAACTAATGATGAAATACACGTTGTAGTTGTAGATAATGGTGGCGAACTAACAGGAACAAAAGGTACAGTACTAGAAAGATACCCTTTTGTTTCAATTGCAAGTGATGCAAAAAATGCTGATGGTACTACTAACTATGCAAAAGACATAGTCAATGCGAGATCCGAATACATCCACATGGTTGGATTCGACTCAGACTATGCTGGCGCAGGTGCAGGTACTACTGCAGATTCTGGTGACAACTTCTCACCAGGCTTAACTGCATCAACAGATCACACATTCACAAAAGGTGCAAACTCAGGTGCACTAGGAACATCTGAGGTCTTGACAGGGTTTGACCTATTCGAAGATAAAGACATCGTAGAAGTTGACTTCTTAGTTGCTCCATCGATGAACAGTCGTGCAGATCAGACAACTGTTGTGAATGATTTGATTGCAACGGCATCAAGTCTACGTAAAGACTGCGTAGTCTGTGCTTCACCTGCAAGGTCAGACGTAATTAATTTGACTAATACTGCAACAATAACAAGCAATATCACTACAACCGCCGATACTTTCACAAGTTCATCATACCTAGTAATGGATGGTAACTTCTTGAAAGTGTATGACAAGTTCAATGATCAGTTTATTCAGATCCCTGCCTCATCATCTACTGCAGGTATTATGGCCGCGACAGATTTAAATCGCGCACCATGGTTCTCTCCTGCAGGTTCAAGACGTGGTGGATATCTAGGTATTACTGCAATTACTTGGTCACCTACAAAGGCACAAAGGGATACACTATACAAAGCAGGGGTCAACCCCATTGCAAACATCCCAGGCCAAGGTGTACTGTTGTTCGGTGACAAAACGAAACTTGGTCGCCCATCTGCATTCGACAGGATCAACGTCCGAAGACTATTCTTAGTTCTAGAACGTGCGATTGGTAAGGCGGCAGAACAAGTTATGTTCGAGTTCAACGATGAGTTTACTCGTGCAGAGTTTGTCAACATAGTAGAACCAGTACTACGTGAGGTGAAAGGTCGTAGGGGTATTACAGACTTTAAAGTGGTCTGTGATGAAACCAACAACACTGGAGCCGTGATTGATCGTAACGAGTTTATTGCAAATATCTTCATTAAACCTGCACGTTCTATCAACTACGTCACTCTGAACTTTGTTGCTGTTCGTACAGGCGTTGACTTCGAAGAAGTCGTAGGAACGGTGTAAGGAGGTAGACAATGGCAATTTTAGGAGTAGACGATTTTAAAGCAAAACTAAGAGGTGGGGGCGCACGTCCTAATCTCTTCCAAGTTACCATTAACTATCCTGCATTTGCAGATGGTAACCCAGAACTGACATCTTTCTTAGTTGAAGCTGCAGAGCTGCCCGGCTCAACATTCGGTCAAATAGTCATACCTTTCCGAGGTCGTCAATTAAAGATGGCAGGGGATCGTACATTTGCAGAATGGACAACAACTATAATCAACGATACAGACTTTGCAATCCGTGACGCACTAGAACGTTGGATGAATGGTATCAACGGACACAATGCCAATACTGGTCTTGCGGTTCCAGTTGCATACGAAGCAGATCTTAAAGTTGAACAGTTGGATCGTGAAGGCGATATAATTAAGACGTATAACTTTAGAGGTGCATATCCACAAGATCTCGCACCTATCCCATTATCATTCGGTGACAATGACAACATCGAAAGATTTACATGTACTTGGGTATACCAGTACTGGGAAAGTAATACTACTAGTTAACTAAATAACAGATAGGGCGGTAATACTGCCGCCCTATTATTTTATCTGAGGACTACAATGGCAGAAAATAATGGTTTAAAGTTATTTGGTTTCGAAATAAAACGTGCCAAAAACAAAGATGAAGAGAAACTTCCATCCATTGTTCCCCCAAGGGACGATGAGGGTGGTAGTTATGCAACTGCCTCTGGTACACACTACGGTCAGTATCTAAACCTAGACGGTGATGATTCAAAGGACAACTATCAATTAATAATGAAATATCGTGGAAATGCGATGCACCCAGAAGTGGATGCCGCAATCGAGGATATTGTCAACGAAGCAATTACTGGCAGTGAACTAGAACAAACACTTGATATTAATCTGGATGACGTAGATGCACCAGACAAAATCAAAAAATTAATTAAAGAAGAATTTGATTACATTTATGGTATGTTGAACTTCAAAGAACTGGGTCATGATATATTCAGACGTTGGTATGTAGACGGACGTTTATATCATCATCTAATATTGAATGAGTCATCACCTAAAGAAGGTATACAAGAAGTAAGACCTATTGACTCCGCAAAAATGCGTAAGGTTAAGAAAGTCAAATTCAAAAAAGATCCTGCAACTGGAGCAAAGATTGTAGAAAAGACTGAAGAGTTCTTTATCTATCAAGAGAAGCCTGGGTCATCAACCAGTGGTATTAAGATGACAAATGACTCTGTGTCATATGTCACATCTGGGTTATTGACAGAGGATCGTAAGAAAATAGTTTCGCATATGCACAAAGCATTGAAACCAATCAACCAGTTAAGGATGATGGAAGATGCGTTGGTCATATACAGACTTGCACGTGCACCAGAACGTAGAATATTCTACATAGATGTCGGTAACTTACCGAGAGGTAAATCAGAACAGTACATGAAAGATATCATGGCACGTTACCGAAACAAACTTGTGTACGATGCAAAGACTGGTGAGATCCGTGATGATCGTAAACATCAATCACTACTTGAAGACTTCTGGTTACCAAGACGTGAGGGTGGTCGCGGTACTGAGATTACTACATTACCAGGCGGTGAGAACTTAGGACAGATCGAAGATATTATCTACTTCCAAAAGAGAATGTATCGATCACTAAATGTTCCAATGTCTCGTTTGGATACAGAGAATGTTCAAGGTATTCTTGGTAGATCTACAGAAATTAACAGAGACGAACTCAAGTTTCAGAAGTTTATTGACAGACTGAGAATGAGGTTCTCTCATCTATTCTATGGAATCCTAAAGAAACAACTTGTTATGAAAGGTGTTTGTACAGAAGAAGATTGGGATTCATGGAAGAATGATATCACAGTTGATTATGTAAAAGACAATCACTTTACAGAACTACGTGATGCAGAAGTATTTCAAAACAGATTGGAAAGTCTTGACAGGGTTTCTAACTATGTTGGAGAATACTTTTCTAAGGAATGGGTACAGAAAAATGTACTGCATCTATCTGATGAAGATATTGAGAATATGAATAAAGAAATGGAAGGGGAAGATGATGGTGAAGAAGAACAGGAAGTACCAAATAATTCTCCTACCGATGGACAAAAATTTGAATTGAAACCTGTACAAGGAGATGAAAAAGAAGATGAGTGAAGATACACAAACAATGATTCAACAAGCATTGGATCAAGACTGGAACAAAGCAAATAAAACTTTTAGTGACATGATGTCAGTTAAGTTGCAAGATGTTCTTGATCAAGAAAAAGTTAAACTAGCAGACGAAATTTATAATGGGGCAGAAGAAATTGAAGATGATGAGGTAGAACTAGATGATGACCAACTCGAAATGGATCTGGAGGACGAAGGAGACGATGGCGAGGAAGGGGAAGAGGGAGAGTTACCCTTGGAAGATGCCGAAGAGGGAATACAAGAGCCCAGTGATAATGTGGAACTCGAAATGGGAGACGAAGACGGAGAAGGGGAAGAAGATCCGAATCCTGAAGAGTCTTGATGTCAAAGAATAAGAAATTATAAATAATATAAATTAAATGAAAACATTTAGTCATATACGAGAGTCATTGGGACGTAAACCGAAAGGTCAACTTGTTGTTAACAAGAAGATAGGTCGCATCCAAATGATGGTATATAAAGAACCCAAAGGGTTCGCCGCCTATGTAGACGGTGATCGATTAGATGTATATCGAAGTAAGGGTGAAGCAGAGAAAGCGGCATCCGAAATGATAAAGGTATTAAAGAAATGAAACTGATTGCAGAATTTACCGAAAACAATCTGGAAGTTCTCACAGAGGACAAAGACAATGGCGAGAAAACATACGCCATTGAAGGTATCTTTATGCAAGCAAATCAAAAGAATAGGAACGGTAGAATCTATCCTAGAGATGTCATGAACGCTGCGGTTAGTAAGTATGTCAATGACCAAGTATCTAAAGGAAGAGCATGTGGTGAGTTAAATCATCCAGAAGGGCCTACCGTAAACCTAGATAAGGTTTCCCACAAAATCGAATCTCTTCAATGGGAAGGGGATGATGTTGTGGGTAAGGCGACTATATTGGAAACTCCTATGGGTAAGATCGTAAAAGGTTTGCTCGATGGTGGTGTCAGTCTAGGCGTATCGACTCGTGGTATGGGAAGTTTGAAGAACGGTAATGACGCAATGATAGTGCAAAAAGACTTTATGTTGAATGCAGTAGACATTGTTCAAGATCCATCTGCACCTAGCGCATTTGTTAATGGAGTTATGGAAGGTGTTGAGTGGGTTTGGAACAACGGTATTATCGAGGCACAGACAATTGAACAAATGGAGACTGAAATTAAGAAAGCTCCGCGATCTGATCTTTATGAGACGCAGGTTCGTGAGTTTAAGAATTTCCTCTCGTTACTCAAATCTAAATGACAAAGGAGTCTAATATGACTGAAGAAGTTCAGGATCAAGAACTCCATGACGAAGTAACAGACGAAGTTGTGGAACA